AGCATAATATGCCAATGGTAGACGGAAAGAAATTCCCATACACAGCAAAAGGTAAGAAGATGGCTAAGAAGGCAGCCGATAAAAAGAAGACAAAGAAAATGCCTATGAAGAAAAAGAGAACTATGTAGTTATGGCTGAATCATTAAATAAGAAACGTTTACGGCTTGAAGCCGAGGCTTATGAAAAGCATCGTAAAGCGGTTGTAAGAACTGCAGGTGAAGCAGCCCAAAAGGATTTCATAGGCTCTTTCTATGATGCTTTGAATGCAGGTGTTGATGCCAAAATGATGCTTGCAGAATCTAAACGTGCTTTAAAGAAAGTTCGTAAGAAGTAATGTCATCAGGACAATTGAAACCGCACCGCGGTTTTAACTCCGTGCAAATTAAAGACGGATACGTGGTGCGGTTAAACAAGAATGGAACAGTAAGAGCAACACTAGGAAAGTATGGGGAATATGGCAAGCAAAGCAGACCCAAGGCTTAAGAGAGCAGGCGTATCAGGTTTCAACAAACCTAAGCGTACACCTAACCACCCAAAGAAGTCACACATTGTTGTGGCTAAAGAAGGCAGCCAAGTAAAGACTATTCGCTTTGGCGAACAAGGTGCTAAGACTGCTGGCAAACCAAAGGCTGGAGAGACTGAAAGAATGAAGAAGAAGCGTGCATCATTTAAGGCACGCCACTCAAAGAACATTGCCAAAGGAAAGATGTCTGCTGCTTACTGGGCAGATAAGGTAAAGTGGTGAAGAAGAAAACTAAATCTAAAGTCAATGAGGCTGGTAATTATACTAAGCCTGGTATGCGTAAAGCGTTATTTAATAAAATTAAGGCTGGCTCTAAAGGCGGTAAGCCTGGTCAATGGTCTGCCCGTAAAGCGCAGTTACTAGCAGTTCAATATAAGAAGGCAGGCGGAGGCTACAAGTAATGGCATTGGCTAAATCTCAACAGTCTTTAAAGAAGTGGACTAAACAAAAGTGGAAAACTTCTGATGGTAAACCATCTAAGGGCAAGAAGAGATATTTGCCAGAGGCTGCTTGGGCTAACTTAACACCAGCCGAGAAGGTTGCAACTAATAGGGCTAAGGCAGCAGGTAATAAAAAAGGCAAGCAATTTGTTAGACAACCCAAGTCAATCGCAAAGAAAACGGCAAGGTATAGATAATGGCGACAGGCACAGCAGGTAGTTCATTTACAAGCGAACTAAATCGCTTAGCAAATAGTGGGACATATCCAGTATTGACTTCATACTTGGCTGCCACTGGTGCTGCCAACCAATATGCAGGGACAACAAATAAAGCGCTTATTGGCGCATTGAATCTAGCAGCAGATGCTAACCGTCAGCCTAATGACTTTAAGGCTCTTGGCGGTATCTGCAATGAACTAGCAGGAACAACTAATCTTTCCCCTACTGATGCCTTAAGGAGCATAAATCTATGACAGTTACTTTGGCGCAGATGATGGATGAAGTCCAAATTAATCTATCTGGCTATACCTTTCAGCAAGACAGAAGCACTTATCTAACCGCAGCAGTTACTACTTTAACTTCTCCCAGTTCATCACCTACGGTATTGAGCCTTGGCTCTACCACTGATTTTGGCAAAGGTGTTATTGAAATTGATGATGAACTGTTATGGATTGATAGCGTAGACCGTGTTGCTAACACTGCTACTGTTTCGCCTTACGGGCGTGGCTATCTTGGAACTACTGCTGCTACTCACACTGTAGATACAAAGGTAACTGTTGCTCCTATCTTTCCTAGAGATAGTATTAAGAAGGCTATCAACGATACTATCAATGCAGTTGGGGCTAGTATCTATGCTACAAAGCAGACTACCTTTACATATAACGCAGCAATTACTACCTATGAATTTGAGAATCTAAATATAGAAAACATCTTATCTGTTTCTTGGCAGGATATTGGTCCTACTAAAGAATGGATTAGGGTTAAGCGTTGGGATTTTGACCCGTTTGCAGATGTAACTACTTGGGGTAGTGGTAGCCAGACTATAACTATCGGTGATGTGATTATTGCTGGTAGAACTGTCAAGGTTATGTATGCAACACACCCTGCTACATTTACTGCAACTAATCAGGACTTTGCTACACAGACAGGTTTATCTGAAACTGTTAAAGATGTAGTAATTCTTGGCGCAGCATACAGATTACTACAATATCTAGACCCAGCCCGTGCTGCTCAGTACAGCCCACAAGCAGATGAAATTGATGCGAAGCGCCCATTTGGTGCAAGCAATAATGCAGTGCGTCAGTTGTATGCTCTTTACACTCAAAGGCTTAATGAGGAAAGAACAAAACAACAGACACAATATCCCCCACGAGTTCATTACAGCGCCCGATAGGAACATAAATGACAACACGCCAATACTCGTCCCGTAGCCAGCAGTCAACACTGACTAGCGCTATTACCGCAGGTGCTGCCACAATGACTGTGGTATCAGGCACTGCTCTGCTAGGTGGTGTTACTATTCCTTCAGGCAGAACCTATACATTGGTTATAGATGTAGATACTGCTCTTGAAGAAATTGTAGATGCTACGGCGGTATCTACTAATACCTTTACAATAACCAGAGCCATTGATGGCTCATCTGCACAGTCACACTCAGCAGGTGCAGTAGTAAGACATATGGCTATCGGTAGAGATTACCGCGATGCCAACCTACATACACAGGCTTCTGCTTCCTACAATGATGGTAGCGGTAACGCTCAGTCTCTACACGGTATTGCATCTGGTGAAGGTGATGTAGTAGGAACTCTTAAGACACAGACTCTTACTAACAAGACTCTTACCAGCCCAACAATTTCTAACCCTACAATTACTGGAACATCTGGTGTTGAAACCAGCATAGTATTTGAAGGCTCTACGGCTGATGCCCACGAGACTACCCTGACTGTAGTTGACCCTACACAGGACAATACAATTACCCTACCTAATACCTCAGGTACGGTAGTTATTGCTGATGCTACTCAGACCCTGACCAATAAGACTTTAACTAGCCCTACCATCTCTGGTAGCCCAGTCATTACTGGCCTATCTAGCGCAGGTATGGTTGCTTCCTCTGCTACCCCTAAAGATTATGTAGATGCCATCCTAGGCTCTGCTACGGCTGCAGCAACCTCAGCAGCCAGTGCTGCTACCAGTGCTGCTAGTGCTGCAACCAGTGCTACAAGTGCCTCTAATAGCGCCACAGCCTCGGCAACGAGTGCCTCAGCAGCAGCCACAAGTGCAACCAGCGCTGCTACCTCAGCCACTTCTGCAGCCGCCTCTGCTACGGCAGCGGCTACTAGCGCTACTAGCGCAGCAGCAAGTGCAACGGCTGCCGCTACTTCTGCTACATCGGCAGAGACAAGTGCTACATCTGCTTCTAACTCAGCAACTGCATCGGCTACTTCGGCAAGTGCTGCTGCTACTTCGGCAACTTCGGCAGCAGCCTCAGCAACGGCTGCAGCAACTAGCGCATCATCTGCATCAGCATCTGCTACCGCAGCAGCCACATCAGCAACTTCTGCTGCTGCTAGTTATGACCAGTTTGATGATAGATATCTAGGTAGCAAGTCCTCTGACCCTACTTTAGACAATGATGGTGGAGCGCTGCTAACTGGTGCCTTGTATTACAATACAGTTATTTCTGCTATGAAAGTTTACTCAGGTAGCGCTTGGCAATTAGTAGCACCTGATACATCTAACTTTATTGACAAGACAATCCTTACAGCCAAGGGTGCATTAATCTCTGCAAGCGGTGCATCTACTCCTTCAGTGCTGACAGTAGCCTCAACTAATGGTTATGTTCTGGCAGTCAACTCAGCCACCACAACAGGGCTTGAGTGGGTAGTAAACGCAGCCGATGGTGTTCAGACTGTAACCTCTGGCAATACAACAAGAATTGTTGTTGGTGGCACTACCGCTGACCCAACAATAGATTTAGCGACAACTGCAGTAACTGCTGGGACGTACAGCCCAGCATCAATAACAGTTGACGCATACGGTAGACTTACTGCTGCATCAACAGCAGCAATAGATACAGAATCAGTTGAAATCAAAACCCTTATGGGTGTTCTCTAAGAAAGGTACAGTAACTAATGGCTGTAACATCAAAGACGCTGGCTAGAACGTCAGCAGCAACAACAAGCACAACTCTATACACCCAACCAGATACTACAACTACAACTGTCATTACCAATATGTTAGTGACTAATACAACAAGCAGCACTGCTAACTTTACATTAACCATTGCTGCAGTTACTGCTGCTTCATCAGTATCTGTTGCTGCTTTTGACACTACAGTAATTGATATGAAGCAAGTTATTCCTCCTTCTGACCCTGTTACTACAATTGCTGGACTTGCATCCACTACTGGTGTAAACTTCCACATCTCAGGAGTGGAGATTTCCTAGTGACACCTGTATATAAATTATCTGCCAGTAGTATAAAAGGCAGAACTAATTACGGGAGTATGCTGGCAGGTAATACTGCTTATGAACTACCTGGCGACTTTGAGTCTATTGCTACTGTAAGCGTTGGTGGCGGTGGTGCTGCTAGTTTTGATTTCACATCAATACCTGCTACTTACACTCATTTACAAATAAGAGGTATTGGCAGGTGTAATCAAGCAGGTTCAGGTGTTACTACTACTACATATAGATTTAATTCTGACACTGGTAGTAATTATGCGTATCACAATTTAACTGGTAATGGCACGGCTGCATCTGCTGGCGCCTCAGCAACACAAACTAGCATCGTTCTTACAGATTTGCCACAGGCATCTGCAACTAGTGATGCATTTGGTGTTACAGTTATGGATATTTTAGATTATGCAAATACTAACAAATATAAAACAATAAGGGCTCTAAACGGAGCAGATTTGAATGGTTCAGGGCAAATAAATCTACATTCTGGCTTGTGGATGGACACATCTGCAATAACAAGTATTACTATAAACCCTTCTAGTAATGCCGTTCAATACACCAACTTTGCCCTCTACGGAATACGGAGCGCATAATGCCTATAACTCAGTTAGAAAGAATTATTAACCGTTTTGAGGCGCAAGATAATGGTTGCTGGCATCACCCATCTGTTCCAACTGCTAAAGGTTATGCACAAACAAAATACGGTTGGCCTAAATCACAATCAACATTGATTCATAGATTATCGTGGATGTATCACAAGGGAGATATTCCAGAAGGAATGGTCATTGACCATCTATGTCACAACCCTGCTGAGTGTGAAGGTGGAAACAACTGCCCACATCGTCGCTGTGTAAATCCTGACCATTTGGCTTTAGTAACTGAAGCAGAGAACAACGCAAAGACTGTAAGAGTTTTGAAATATAGAAGTCATTGTTTGAAAGGACATCCATTGGAAAACAATGTAATTCAATTTGCAAGCAGGAAGGGTCAGTATTGTCTAACCTGCAAACGGGAGTCTGGAAAACTTAACGCCCGTAAGCGCCGAGCGAAAGTGATGGTGTGATATGCCTATTACCTATGAGAGTATAGCAACGACAACGCTTGGAAGCGCTGCTGCTTCGCATACTTTTTCTTCAATCCCTGCTACTTATACAGATTTAGTGCTAGTAATAAATAACATTTTTTCTACTACTTCATCACCATACATAGTATTGCAATTTAATTCTGATACCACGAGTAATTATAGTTCAACAATTCTAGAAGGTAGTGGCTCTGCTGCTAGTAGTAATAGGTGGACTTCTCAAACAGAAATGTATATGGGGTATAATGTGGCATCAGGTACTACTTCTATCGGTATGGCTTTGATAAATATATTTAATTATGCCAATACAACTACTTTCAAAACTGTTTTAGCAAGAATCAACAACTTAAACAGTAGTTTTCCTGGAACTGGCGCAACTGTTGGTTTATGGAAAAAATCACCTGAAGCAATAAACTCTGTTAAGGTTTTTCAAAATGCTGGAAACCTTCCAAGTGGCACAGTATTGACTCTTTACGGCGTAAAGGCGGCATAATGGCTAACACATATACGGCAATAGCCACAGTAACTGTGGGTAGTGGTGGGGCTGCAACTATTGATTTTACTTCTATTCCAGCAACCTTTACAGACTTAGTAGTAAAAGTTAGTGGGCGTAGTGATCGCGTTGATACAACAGATAATGTAATTATTAGTTTTAATGGACTTACAACAAACTTATCTTATAGATATGTTCAAGGTAGTGGAACAAGTGTTACTTCTAGTAGCGGTTCTACTGGATATGTAGGGACACAAGATGCCTCAACTGCAACTGCAAGCACATTTGGTAATGCTGAATACTATATTGCTAATTATACTTCAAGCAATTACAAATCTGTTTCATCAGATGCAGTTGATGAAACAAATGCAACCGATGCGTATGCAACATTGACTGCTCAACTATGGTCTGCTGTAGCGGCAATTACTTCAATTAGTCTAAAGCCGCAGGTAGGCACTTTATTCGCTCAATACTCAACCGCCACCCTATACGGAATCAAGAAAAACTAAGAAAGGTAAACAATGCCAACCAAACTAATCGTAGACTGCTCAACAGGAGTAACTACCGAGGTAGAACTAACTGCCGAAGAAGTTGCTCAGCGCGAGGCAGATGCAGCAGCCTTTGCAGAAATCAAAGCAGCAGAGGAAGCAGCAGCACAGGCTAAGGCAGATGCTAAGGCATCAGCACAAGCCAAACTTGCAGCACTTGGTTTAACACCAGACGAAATCGCAGCACTTAACTAAGTAAGAAAGTAGGGGACAATGATACAAAAGCAAGAGACAGTGGCTATCGGTTGGTGCGACAATGGCACCACCGATGGCAAGTTTACCGAAGGATTAATGACAGCAGTAATTGCTGGTCCTAACAACGGTATGAAAATCAGTACCAGCATACGTGTGCAGGGTAATCAGATAGGCAGACAACGCCAGATACTCTTTGATTACTGGGCAGATAAACTTAAGACAGACTGGATACTATGGGTAGATTCAGACATAGTTCTAACTCTTGAGGCTATGCAGAAACTCTGGCAGACAGCCGATAAGGTAAACCGTCCAGTAGTTAGCGGTGTTTACTTCATATCTAAGGAGAACGAGGGCAGTCTTATGCGCCCGTTCCCAGTTCTATTTGATGATGTAGATGAGTTTCAAGTTCGCTATCACCACCCATTACCAGAGAATCAGGTAATCAAGTGTGACTCAGCAGGCTTTGGATTTGTGCTTATGCACAAGTCTATAGTTCCTAAGATGAGGGCTGCCTATCCTGGTCAGTCTATGTTTATGGAACGCGGTGATGCTGATGACAGTAAGTTTATCGGCGAAGATATTATCTTCTTCCGCCGTATGAAGAAGGCTGGCATACCACTACACGCCCATACTGGAGCACTGGTAAAGCATATGAAACGCTTTAGCGTTGACTATGACTACTATGCATTGTATTGGGCTAATGAACATTTAAAGACAAAACTGAAGGAACAAGAGCAACAAGTTCAAGAGTAATGTCTTAAGTAGTCAATGGCTGACTGGAGGTACTCAGGGTTATCCTTGAAGTACCCCAATCCAGCATTACATTGAATGCAAAGCAAGCCTCTTGGCTGTAGAGTTGTATGGTTATGGTCGCAAGACCAATCGGATAAGCCAGGTTTATCTGTTTTACAAATAGCACAACGATTGTCCTGTTGTTCTACTAGAAGATTATATCTTTCTATATCCCATCCAGGATTTCTACGTTTGTTTTGAGCCCTAATAGTATCTTTATTATTTGCTCTATATTTTGTTTTATAAGTTCGCAAACATTCTTTACACCTAGACTCTAAACCGCTCTTGCGGTTTTTTCTAGAATAAAAACTATCTTTTGTTTTAGTTTGTTTGCAACCAGCACAAGTTTTCATTATGGCATTATGGCACAAGCATTAGGCTTTGTCAAAGATTATGGAGGTGCATCATCGCTGGGAGAGATATTACAGAAGGTCGCTCTAGTAGAGCGATTGCTGTTGATGTAGGTGTAGTTGCTACTGATTCTATCTGGCAGAACACCGACATTGCTTATGATACTGCGCTAGGCGGTATGCCGTTTATCTATGCTATTAGCGATGCTAAACCTTATATTCGTCAGACTGCACCTTATCGCAAAGAACAGTTTGATAATCAGACAGAACCAGGTGAGCAGTCGCTCACTGGTTGGTGGCTCCGTAGCCAGTCCTCTTTTCACGAAGGGACTGGCATTACTTTTTATGACCCAGGACTTATTCCAGGGGAAGGTACATCTCGCTTTGCCGATAGCAAAGGTGTAGATGTATGGACAGAAGGACAAGTAACTCTCCTTAACAATACTGCTAGCGCTCATTATATAACTGGTGTTGTCCGTGCTAATGGTAAGCCAAGTCAAATTGCTCGCAGCATTCAGTGGGCTGGTACTGATGGCATACTATTACTAGACGAATATGATGTTGATAAAATTGCAGCAGATGGAACTGACACCCATTTTATTGACTATGCTGCTGGCACAGATAATCCAGTCCTTGCTATATGTGATGATGGTATTAATGCCTATTGGGTAACTGCAATCCTTGATGCAGGTGTAGACAAGACTGCTGTATACAAGAAGCCATTAACTGGCGATGCTTCTACATCTAATACTTTGCTATTCAGTAGCAGTTCTATTGTTGCTAGTGAAGCAACTATGGAATATGTAAAAGACCGTATTGTTATGGCGGTTAATAATAAGATTTTTGAATTTGCTACAAATGCATCTGCTCTACCTACTGCAGTCTATACCCATACCAGTACTAGCGTAGTATTTACTAGCGTAACTGCTTCTGGTACTGCCATATATGTATCTGCTTTTGAGGGCATCCAGTCATACATCTACAAGTTTACCTTGAGCACAAGCACTGGTTCTATGCCTTCATTGACCAGTGCTATCACTGCTGCTCAGATGCCTACTGGCGAAAAGATATTTAAGATTGAATATTACTTAGGCTATATGTTAATCGGTACCAATAAGGGTATCCGAGTAGCAACTGTAGATAACAATGGTTCTATTATCTATGGACCTTTGATGGTTGAGACTAGCCAGCCTGTATATGACTTTGCATTCCGCGATAGATTTGTTTGGGCTACTACAGGAGTAGAAGGCGAAGGCGGAGTTGTCCGTATTGATTTAGGTAATGACTTGGGTGGCCTGCGCTTTGCTTATGCTAATGACTTATGGCTAGACAATGGAGTCACTGGCTATGTCACAACCTCCTGCGCTTTTGCTGGAGAAACAGATAGACTCGTATTTGTCACTACTGCTGTTAATCGTGGCACAATCACTAATAAAGAGTTAACCTCTAACGTAGCCACACTTACTACATCAGCAGCACACAACCTAGAAGTCAGCGATAGTATCTGGGTAGAAGGCGTAGATGCTACATTCAATGGTCAATACACAGTTACTGCAGCAACAACTACAACATTTAGTTATACAAAGGCAGCCACAAACGTAGCCTCAACAGCAGTATCATCAGCCACAGCGCTAGTTAATGAGACTGGTACTATCAATATAGAATCATCTGGCGAGAAGATGCCTGATGGCTACATACAAACAGGCTTCATCAGATACAACACACTAGAGCCTAAGAACTTTAAGCGCCTACTAGGGCGCGGTGAGTTTACTTTTGGTTCTATGACCTTAAATACAGTCAGCGCAGACGGCACAGAGTTTGACATAGTTAGTTATGACTCATCGGTTGACCCAGTAGAAGTAACTACTAGCCAGCCAGCAGGTGCTCAAGAATACATAGCCTATAAGTTTATTCTTACTAGAGATGGCACAGATAATACTAAGGGCCCTACCTTCAAGGGCTACCAGGCAAAGGCTACTATCGCTACACCTAGACAGCGAGTAATTAGATTTCCTGTTTTCTGTTATGACATAGAGACAGATAAATACAACGTAATGGTTGGCTATGAAGGTCGTGCTAATGACCGTATTGGACAACTAGAATCCATAGAAGAAAATGGCGACGTTGTTACTTGGCAGGATTTACAGACTGGCGAGAACCGTCAGGTTGTAATAGAACAAATTACTTTCACTCGTATGACACCGCCTGACAGAGGCTTTTCTGGATACGGCGGTACATTAGACATATTGATAAGGACTGTGTAATGACACCTACTGAATGGGCTGGGCTAGCCGTAGCCATATTAACTTTAGTTGCTGGATTTGCTGGCGCTGTGCGCTGGTTAGTTAAGCATTACCTATATGAACTACGCCCTAACGGGGGCTCTAGCCTTAAGGATAAAGTAGATTCATTAGAGCAGAAAGTAGAACTACTAACAGACTTAGTAAAGGAAGCGCTAAGACGATGAGCATATATCAACCATATGAAAATCCATTAGAACCAATAGTACCTATCCTTCCTGACTGGGAAGATGATGAAGAAGATATCTGATGAAACCTGTAGCCAAAGTAGCGTCACCTGCTGCTATTGCTGTGCTCCGTCAAGCGACAGCGTTGTTTCCGAAGCGCAAGAAACTATCAGACGGGTTGTTACCTTCGTTAGCGCATCAGAAAGCCAACCCGAATTCGGACCACAATACTGGGCTAGCAGTAGATTTAACCCACGACCCTGAGAATGGTATTGATTGTGCTGTCATTTTTGAAAAACTTAAAGAAGATGAACGAGTGGATTACCTCATTTACAATAAAAAAATTTGGTCAAGAGCCAGACGAAAAGAAGGCAATAGGAAGTACAGTGGTAGTAATCCTCACACTAAGCATCTACATCTTTCTATTAATGCTACTCACCGTAGTGACACTAGCCCCTGGTTTTGGTGGCTGAATCAACCTAAAGTTATGAATCAGGTCAGGGCTAAATTACAGCCTAAACCTAAGAAAAAGGTAACTAGCAGTACCACAGTGGTACCAGTTTGTACCTGCTGTAAAGTTCATAACAAAAAACGAAAGGCAATCTAAATGGAAACATTAAAGCAAGTATCGCTGACTTGGTTCCGTGCCGCAGCAGCCGCTGCTATCGCACTCTACCTAGCAGGAGAGACTAACCTTAAAGTTCTAGGAACAGCAGCCCTTGCTGGCTTCCTTGGACCAGTATTGAAGTGGCTAGACTCATCTGCACCTGAGTTTGGCAGAGGCGCTGAGTAGCCCTTTAAACGCCGTATAAGGCGATTACAGACACAAATAGACCCCCTACCTTAGTTGGATAGGGGGTCTATTTTGCTTTCTATCTAGTCTTCCCCTAACTAGAGAGAAGTTCTACAGGGACTCGCCATCCTCCGATGGACTCATCCCTATATTCTGGAGTCATATAGTCAGAGCCCTTGAACTGACCATATATCTCCACCTTTGAATAGTACTCTACATCTAACACTTTTGTGCCAAAGATAATTCTGTCCTTATCTTTCTCCCAGAAAGGTATGGCTGTCTGAGTCCTGACAGTTCTGACCTCAAAGTTTCCTACATCTGATATGTTCTTGCGCCGTTTGTGTAGGCTGTTTGGATACCACGGCACAGACCAAGTTAGGTCATACTCTTTGGCTACCGCCCATTCAGATACATTCGCTCTGATGTTTGCATTTAGTTCTGGCTCTAATTTACCTAACCTTTTACCTTCTGCATAGTTAGGTTTATCTAGTGAGCCAAACTTAGTTAGCCAACGCTCTACTGCTAGTAGTGTGCAGACTCTGACTTCTTCCTGGCTGAGTTCTACTATCATTCGTCATCCAGTTTAAACCCATAATGTTTTTTGAATAATCTATTGAACTCAATAGATATCCAAGCAGGACCTAAATCTAAATCAAATCCATACCTAGTTATGGTGAACCCAAGTGCAAATCTAAATGAGTATCCCATATGTATAGAAGTATTCTTTGTTATATCCCGTCCGTAATATGGCACTGTTATCCTCCTGTTACATAGAAGCCTGTGCCCTTGAAGTGCACTGGCGTTGATGTCCATAGTCTAATCATCATCTCTCCACAAAGATGACAGGCTGGGGGTATGTTGTCTGTTTGTTCTGTCAATGCACCGCAAGCCTTGCATTGAAAATCATAAAGTG